TTTTTTGCATGGTCACTTGCATTTTTTAGCCCTAAACCACAACACCCCCCATGAACAAACCAATACAGGTCGAGCAGACCCCCGTTGACTCGCTTATCCCCTTTGCCCGCAACGCCCGGACGCACTCTGACGAGCAGGTGAAACAGATCGCGGCGAGCATCCGGGAGTTCGGGTTTAATAACCCCATCCTCATCCGCGAGGACTTAACTGTTATCGCGGGCCACGGTCGCTTGGCCGCCGCCAAGGTCTTGGGGCTTAAAGAAGTGCCGACCATCTCGCTCTCACACCTCACTCCATTGCAGGTCCGGGCCTACGTCCTGGCTGATAACAAGCTGGCCCTGAGCGCCGGATGGGACGACGAGATGCTGGCACTCGAACTTGAGGAGCTTGGCATGGAAGGCTTTGACGTGGCGCTTACAGGATTTGACGAAGTAGAGATCGGGGCGCTCCTGGCTGATAAAACGGAGGAAGGTTTAACCGATGAGGATGATGTTCCCGAGTTTCCTATTGAGCCGACTAGCAAGTTGGGCGACGTTTGGCTGCTTGGTAAGCACCGGGTGATGTGCGGAAGCTCAACAGACTCTGAGGCTGTTTTAAAATTACTCAAAGGCGTTGAACCCCACCTAATGGTGACCGACCCTCCTTATGGTGTTCAATACGATGCAAACTGGAGAAACAAGGCAAAAAGGGCTGATGGAACTTTGATCGGTGCAAGCGCTATCGGAGAGGTTATGAATGATGACAAGGCAGACTGGCGTGAGGCGTGGTCATTGTTTCCCGGCGATGTTGCTTATGTCTGGCACGCAGGATTATTTGCTGGAGTTGTAGCTGATAGCCTAACTGCCTGCGGGTTTAGTCTACGCTCCCAGATTATCTGGGCAAAATCCAACTTCGCTATTGGTCGGGGCGACTACCATTGGCATCACGAGCCATGCTGGTATGCAGTAAAGGATGGAGGCAAAGGCCATTACAATGGAGACAGAAAACAATCAACTCTTTGGAAAATTGATAAACCGCAAAAGTCTCAAACAGGACACAGCACGCAAAAGCCAGTAGAGTGCATGAAGCGCCCAATCGAAAACAACTCGAGCCCTGGCCAGTCAGTCTATGAACCATTCAGCGGAAGCGGCACCACCATAATTGCTTCAGAACAAACAGGCCGTATTTGTCACGCCTTGGAACTTAATCCAGCATACGTAGATGTTGCCGTTAAGCGCTGGCAGGACTTCACCGGCAAGAAGGCCACGCTTGAGTCCAACGGCAAAACCTTTGACGAACTGAAAACCAAATGAAAATTGCCACACGCCCCAAGATGATCGCCAAGAATAGAAACCACAACCTCTGGAGGAACGGAAAGAACTGGTGGCTACACTACACGCAGCACCTCCCTGACTACACCTCTAAGCGGGTGCGCCTAAACCTTGGCACTTCGGACGTTGAGACAGCCAGGATGCACCGCGACATGATCCTGCACGACATGAACATCATTCCTCTAGACTGATGGCTATTGAACAAAAAGTCTTAGCCGAGCGATGGGAGTTGTCCAAGGGCCGCATCTCGCAGCTTGTGGCCGAGGGGATGCCATTGGATAGCGTCGAGGCCGCTGAGAAGTGGAGGGCTGAAAGGATTGGCCTAAACGGCAACCCGGCTGAAGGATACAGCCCATCTAACGAGCCAGGGCAAGAGGCCGCCCAGCAGGCACCACAAAAGCAAGGCGTGCTAGAGACCTTTGAGTCTATTGTCGAAAGGCAGCGCCTCCTCGTACAACTTTCCAGAAACCAATACATCAAAGCGGTCCGCGAAGGATCGCCGGCGCAGTCGAAGCTCTACGCCTCTTACGACAAGACAGTTAACACCCTGACGAAACTCAAGGCCGAGCTTGACCGCATCGCCGTCATGGGCCGAGAGTTTATTCCTGCCATTGAAGCCGGCGAGGCCATGCGTGAAATAACCGGCAACTTTGTCAATCGACTGGATAAACTAGCCCTTGAAACAGCCGAGGCTTGCAACCCAGAAAACCCTGCAAAAGCAGTCAAGGCCCTAGAGGCCTGGGCCAGACAAGTGCGCTCTGAACTTTCTAAAGATGAACAAGAGTGACCTGCTCCGCATCGGGCGGGACGTGCTCAAGCCATCGGACTCGGGCGACATCGTCGACTGGCTGGAGGACAACGTGCACGCCATCCCTGACTCCCCGATGCCCGGGCCGTTCCGATCTGAGCGGACGCCGTGGATTGCGGAAGCGCTGCGGATTGCCGCCGACCCCGAGACCAAACTGCTGACCATCCTTGCCAGCATCCAGTCGGGCAAATCTCTGTTCGCTCGTCTGTTCACTTGCCACATCATCGCCAACGCTCCCGGTCCGACGATGGTGCTCCAGGCTACGGACCCCGAGGCCAAGGACTTCGCCCTGCGTTACCTCCGCCCGGTGTGGGCCAACTGTCCGCCGGTGAAAGCCCGCATCTCGCTCGACGACATGGACCGCTCGACGACGACCGACTTCGACCGCATGACGCTTTACTGTCGCGGCATCTGGAACGAGGCGAACCTTCAGCGGCTGTCGCTACGCTACACAATTGCCGACGAGTGCTGGATGAGCCCGCCCGGTCACTTGGCCGAACTGAGCGCGCGCGTCACGGCCTTTGGCTGGATGGGCAAACGCATCTTCATGTCGCAGGGCGGCAAGGCGGGTCAGGAGTTTCATCAGCTGCACGAGACGACCGATCAGCGTGACTGGAATATGCGCTGCCCCAAGTGCGACCACCTTCAGCCCTGGGTGTGGGAGCAGATCAGATTTCCCGAGGACGCCAAGGTCAGCGGGTCGTGGGACTTGCACAAGGTCAACGCTGGCACGACCTACGAGTGTGCGTCCTGCCGCACCTTGCTCCCTGACACCAACGCCACGCGCATTGAAGCCAACGCCCGCGGAACCTTCATCGCCACCGCCGCATCGGTCAACGCCGGGCACATCGGCCTGCACTGGAACGCCCTTGCGACGATGAGCTGGGGCGAGCTCGGCGTGCTGATGCTCAAGGCCAAGGAGTCGGTCGACCAGTACGGCGACGACAACGCCCGGATGCAATTCAAGCAGAAGCGGCTGGCCATGCCCTGGTCAGAAGAGGGTGGCGAGATGGTGAGCACCGCCGAGTCTGCGAACTACAAGATGGGCGACGCATGGGACGCCGAGGCCATGATCTCGCCGAAGGGCCGGGTCATCGAGCAGACGGACGCACCGCAAGGGAGCATCGCCTTCCGCACAATGGGCGTCGACGTTCAGCGCGGTCACTTCTGGGTAGTCGTTCGGCGCTGGGCTAAGACCGGGCACAGTCGGCTGCTGGCCTTTGCCCGCATCGAGTCATGGGGCGACATCGAGGCGTACGCTAAACAGTACGCAGTCCACCCGGCTATGGTCTTCGTCGACTCGGGTGACAGCACGACCGAAGTCTACCGCGAGTGCGCCAAGCGGAATTGGAAGACGGCCAAGGGGTCGGGCTCCGAGGACTTCGCGGTCACCGATCGGGACGGCAAGACGAGCAGGCGCTACTACTCCGAGAAGCAGGCCATCGTCGTCCCTGGCATCCCTCAACGGGCCATCCTCGTCTCGCACTCCAACCTCGCCGGCAAAGACCTTCTGCACGGCCTAAGGGCCCGCAAGGTCTGGACCTACGCCCTAGACGCCGACCCTGAGTACGTCTCGCAGCTGAACTCCGAAGTACGCGTCAAAGACCGCCGTACAGGCAAGGCCCACTGGATACTTCCCCAGGGCAAGAAGGACAACCACGCCCTCGACTGTGAAATCCTCGCCCTCCTCGCCGCCGTCCGCTGGGGCATCGCCGGCAGAGAAACGACCGAAACCGACTTGCCTCAGAGCGGAACATGAGCACCTTATCTGCAAGGGTGCGCCGTTCGGTGTTGCAAGAAGGAAGAAGCTTGTGGCGTGGGCTGGTCGGCGCACCCCCCTCTTCGTTCCAATCTGGGCAATAACAAATGGCTTCCACTGGACTATTCATCGGCCTGACCGAATGTGAATTGCTCGATATCAAAGCAAAGGCCGTTGCCCTAATCACTGAAGGCAAGACCCTGATGTCCTATTCGGATTCTGGCTCTTCGGCCTCCAAGCAGTTCGCTATGCCCCCCAAGGAGATGCTATCCGAGGCCATGTTCGCCCTGAGCCGCCTCGACCCTCAGACTTACGGCACGCGCACCACGGTCATCTCGACCTCCTGGTCTACGCGCCGCGACTAATCTATGGCCCCCCGCAAGACCAAAGCCCCCACTGTCAGCCTTCGCAAGCCCGTCCTCAAGGCCGCGGCTGTTGCGCCTGCGCTCAAGCCACAGGCCGCCGTCATGGACACTGGCACTGGCAGCGGCTTTGGTGGCAGCTACTCCGGCTGGCAGAGCACGATGTTCTCGAACGCTCGCCGTGCCATCTTCGGCCAAGCACCGGGCGACCTACGCCAAGACCTGACGCCGTGGAACCGTATGACCATGATCCGCAAGTGCCGATGGGCGGAGCGGAACAGTGGCCTGTTTAAACAGATTCTGAATGACATGGTGCTCTACTCCGTGGGCGACGGCATCAAGGCCCAGAGCCACGCCAGCACCCCTGAGATGCAGGAAATCTACGAGGCTTACTTCGCTGAGAAGGGCAAGCGCATCGACATCACGAACCGCTTTTCTTTCTACAACTGTCAGGCCATCCTTCTCCGCGGCATGATCCGTGACGGTGACTCGTTCGCCGCCAAGGTCCGTAACGCCACGGGCGAAGCCAAACTCCAGCTGATGGAAGCCCACCGCGTCGGTGACCCGCTCGAAGAGACGGTCGTCATCCCTGGCATCCACGACGGTATCGTCTACGGCCCCTACGGTGAATACACTGCGGTCAACGTCTACAAGTCGGACGGCAGCAACCGCCAAATCCTCGCTCAGTCCATGATGCACGTCGTCGACCATGAGTACGCCAGCGGGTGCCGCGGCATCCCTCTCCTGCAATCGAGCATTAACTCCATTCAAGACGAGATGGAAATCCTCGCCCTCGAGAAGCAGGCCGTGAAGGACAACGGTGACGTGGTTCGCACGATTCAGAAGCAGGGCGGCGTCCTCGATCAGGACACGGCCAACGAACTCGGCGCGCTGAACACTCCTTCCTACACTTCCATCGCCAACACGATGGGCGGCAAACTTCTGGTGCTCGACCAGGGCGAGTCCCTCAACTCCTTCCAGAGCAACCGCCCCAACAGCACCTTCACCGGCTTCCTCGCGGCACTTGAACGCGACATCGCTCAGGGCGTCCTGCCTTACGAGTTCGTCGGCGACTCCTCCAAACTAGGCGGCGCCACCGTGCGCCTCGTCACCGCCAAGGCTGGCCGCGTCTTCGCCAAGTACCAGACCATTGTCATCGAACAATTCTGCGTCCCGACTTGGGGCTACATCATCGGTCAGGGCATCGCCGCCGGCGACATCCCAGACGACCCGAAGTGGACTGAAGTGTCGTGGACCACCCCGAAGTCTGTCACCGTCGACGCTGGACGCGAAGCCGCCAACGACCGTGCCGACGTGGAGATGGGCCTGCTGTCCATGTCTGAGCTCTACGCCCAGCGCGGCCTAGACTTCCGCACCGAGATGAACAAACGCGCCGCTGACATGGTGCACATCCAAGACCTTGCCAAGCAGTACGGCATCCCCTTCGAGCTGCTGTTCCGCCCGACCAACACCCCGATCGGTACGGTCGAAGCCGTCGATGCCGAAGACGAACCTGCCGCCATCGAAGAACCCAACTCCTAACTTTATGCGCTTCCTCACTAATGGCCTCTCGGGCCGCGAGCCCCTCCTCATCGACCCGGCTAAGGCCAAGGACCACGCCGTCCTGGCTGAGAAGTTCGGCTTCACCGATATGCTTGCGCAGCTCTTCGGTGTGTCCCCTAAGCCCTACGTCACCGCTGATGGTGTCGGCGTCGTGCCGGTCTATGGTGTGATTGGCAAAGGACTGACCCCTCTCGAGAAGATGATGGGCGCCGCTGACGTGGATGAACTCTCTGCCGCTATCGACGCGTTCGCCATGAACCCCGACGTGACGCGTATCGCCCTGCAAGTCTCTTCCCCTGGTGGCACGGTCACCGGCATCGAAGAATTAGCCAACAAGGTCCGCAACCTTGAGAAGCCGACGATGGCCTACACCGACACCGAGATGGCGTCCGCTGCCTACTGGGTCGCCTCCGCCGCTGACCGGGTAATGTCCTCGAAGTCTGCCACGATCGGCAGCATCGGCGTCTATCTCGCCGTCCCTGACTATTCCGAAGCCGCTAAAATGGCGGGCATCAAGATGGTCGTCATTAAGTCCGGCAAATACAAGGGCGCCGGCATCGAAGGCACAACCCTCGACGAAGGCCAGATGGCGAACCTCCAAGAGAGCGTGGACGAAATCCACTCCGAGTTTAAAGCCGCCGTCCTGATGAAGCGCAAGATGGTCAAGGCCGAAGCCATGGAAGGCCAGACCTTCTCCGGCAAGCAGGCCGCCGCCCAGGGACTGGTGACGGGTCTGGCTGACTCCTTCTCCGAAGCCCTGCGGTCCTTCTAAGTTTCCAACTCCCGCAAACTCAAGATGACCATCGAAGAACAATTGCTCGAAGCCTCGGCTGCCCTCTCGGGCCTCACCGCCGAACGCGATGACCTCCGTGCCACCGTCGAGAAGCTCACCGTCGGCGCCGCCGCGGAACTCGAAAGCCTGAAGGTCGAAGCCTCCGTCAAGGACGCCTCCATCGCCAGCCTCACCGAAGTCGTCAAGACCATCGAAGCCGAAGCCGCCGCCCTTAAGGCCGCCGCTGTCGAAGCTGAAGCCGTCAAGGTCAGCGCCTCCAAAGAGGCCGCTAAGATTGCCGCGTCTGTCGGCGTCACCCCGGTTGCCCTTCCCCAGGGCGACGGTGCTCCTGCCGAGGCCGTCAACCACTACGTCGCTTTCATGGCCCTGCCTGTCGGGTCCAAGGAACGCAACGCCTACTTTGAGGCCCATCGCTCCGCGATCATCAAGGCCTCTTTCTAATTTCCCTCAACCCTACTCAATACTAACTCATGGCTAATTCCATCACCGCCGCCCCGTCCGTACTGGCCGCTGGCGTCCTCTCCTCCCTCCAGAACAAGCTCCCGGTCCTCTCGGGTATCTCGTCTGTCTTCTCCGCCCGTCCCGGCTCGTCCGGCATGAGCATCCAGGTCCCGCTCATCGGCACCTCGACTGCTACTGCCTTCGGTTCTGGTGGCTACCTCACCCAGGACGACGCGACGATCACCGCCGCGACTGTCTCGCTCTCGCACTTCAAGATCTCGAGCCGCTTCACCCCTTCTAACCTGAAGGACTACGGCGCAGATTTTTTCGTGAGCAATTTCGTCCAGACGGCAAGCATCGGTCTCGCCCAGAAGGTCATGGACACCATCAACACTCAGGTCACCAACGCTAACTACAGCGTGTCGACCGTCTCTGGTGCTGCCCTCTCGTACCTCGAACTCGTCGGAGTCCAGAAGACCCTCGACGACGCCAAGGCCCCGAGCCCTCGCTACGCCGTGCTCAACAGCACCTACGTCTCTGACCTCCGTCAGGATACCACGATCGTTGGCAACAACGTCCTCGGTGCTTCCATCATCCGCGACGGCGACCTCGGCATCATCGCCGGTGCCCGCATCTACCAGTTCGCCAACCTCGCTACCAACTCCGAAAATCTCGCCGGTTGGGTTGCTGGTCCTGACGCTATCGCCTTCGCCTCCGCCCTGCCTGACTCTGAAGGCATCCCCGGCTTCGAAGTCTCGAACGCTGTCGACGCCGGCACGGGTCTCGGTGTGCAGGTGCTCGTCGGCATGGAGCAGTCTGGCTTCCTGAACGTCACCGCCACGCTGCTCTTCGGCGCTGCTGTCGGTCGCTCGACCTCCCTCGTCCGCCTCAAGACCGCCTAATAGCGGCCAAGGCAACGAACTTAAGGGGCTCCGAAAGGGGCCCCTTTTTTGTGCCTAGTTCCCAAACGGGGCATTGATAGGATGAGCCTCTACTCTGAGTTCCTGGCTGACGCCAAAGAGATGATCGCGGACTTCGGCGTGGCCGGAACCGCCAACTCTGGGGCCATCACCTTTCAGTGCCTTATCTCCGACCCCGCCGTGATGACCGTCCTCGAAGCAGGGGGGTACATGGAGCGGACCCAGTACTCGGTCAGGATGCCTGCTGTAACGGCCTCGTGGACCCTCCCAGATGGGTCTAATGGGTCATCGGCGGCTCTACTGTCGGCAGGCGTCCCCATCGCCAGCCTAGGCCAGGGGAAGAAGATTGTTGCCGGCGGCAAGACCGTCCGCATCACGACCCAGACCTACAAGCCCGGGTCGGCATGGATCACGCTCGTCGTCATCGACGATAACCAGTAACGCCGTGGTGACGGTCAGCATCCCTCGGAAGTCGCTGTCCGAGTTTAACGCGCAGCTGACAAGGGTGGCTACGGAAATTGGCATGGATGCTCAAAGCATGGTGTCAAAACAGGCCATGCTTATCTGCGCCGACATGGCGACATTCACGCCGGGGATGCCGAAGGGCGGAGGCCAAGGCTTGTCGAAGGAGGCCAAGGCCGCAGGAGAAGGCGCCGTAGCTGGGGACATCCGTAAAATCTTTATTGCAGTCGGTGACCGCAACATCAGCACCCAGAAGGCCATCACCTTTCAGAACCTAGCTCACGCCACCCAGACCAATGACCGGGCACTCTTTGATAAGATTATCAAGAAGTCGCGCATCGAGACTCTACGCATCTCGCCGATCATGACGAAAATCCTGAACGACCAGAACTATGACCGGGCTTTCCTGAAGGCTAAGAACTACCTCGCCCGAGTTCCCCTGG